TTATATTCTTGATAATGTTTCTGTTGTTGTTTCTTCAATAGATTCTTTGAACGTTTCAGCTTCTATTAATCTTAGAACAACACATACTTGCACACTTTTATTTTATGCCTTCAATAATGATAATGCTTTCGGATTTGATTACACAAGCGGTGCAATGAGGCATTATTTGAGATTAGAGGCAAAGCAAGATATTATTGGTTTCCCGGAAGAAAAAGAAACTTATCTATTCAGCGACAATTCACGCAATCTATTGTTTTCAAGAAGTGAAACTGAATATGAAATAAACGTAACGGATGCGCCTGATTATATTCATGCTTGTTTGAGGATGCTAAGATTGAATGATTACTTTTCTATTGATGGAAGTGAGTATATTGTTGATGGTTCTTATGATTTGAAAAAGAGAAAAACAAGTAAATTGAAGCAAGCCATATTCACTATAAAAGATACTGATGGAATTGCGAGTAATTATAGTTGCACATAAAATAAATTTTGTATTGTGAAATAACTTTTTACTATATTTGCAAAGAAGTTTATCTCTCCTGTTGCGTTAGCCAAGACGCATAGAATCGCGGCATAAAGTTTTAATTTTTTAAATATGTCATTTCTAACGGATTGCGCTGTATTACCAGCACACATCGAACAGGAGTGCAACAACTATAAAAGAGGCGGTTTCCCGTCTTTCGCTGTTGTTGACAAAGATTCTCCTTTAGTTGGCGATTGGTCTAACTCGGTATTGTGGGCATCTCAAATAGCGGCAGGGAAAGTCGTTGTTGCCCAAAGAGTAAAGTTTAATATACCAGACCCATCACCTCAAAAGACGGATAACCCTGTTGCTTGTGGAGCTCAGCAAATTTTGGACGGTTTTGATTGGAAATTAGAGGGAATGGATGCGAATGTTTCAACTTTGAACAATTCATTTTACACTACGCTTAATAAAAAAGATGCGTATTTTGTATTGTGGAATAAAGACCAAAGTGAAGTTCTTGTTATTGATAAGCCAGTAACATTCCAAGCGTTCCCAATTTACCCCGCATCTAATCGGGATTTCCAAACTTACAAAATCGAAGGCGAATGGTCAAGTGGTAAGGACTGGTTTCCTACCGCTTACACTCAACCTACCGGTGTGTTCACTCTTTAATTCTTAAAATGAATAAAGGGGTAACACTTATTGCTATTGGTGGATACGGATATTTAAAGTGGGCGGTGAATCAAGCCGCCTCACTTAAATATCATTCGCCTTATGTTCCAATTCAGTTAATAGTTTCAAGTGAACTTTTAGAGAACGCAAGGCAACATGATAACCTTTTTGATATTCTTACTGTTATTGAAGCTGAAGCGTTCACAGACGAACAGGGGCGATTATTCCCTGCTAAACTAAAGACGAGTTTTTACAACTTACTACATTTTGATGAAACAATTTACTTTGATGTTGATGGTGTAACATTAAAGGATATAACTCCGTTGTTTAATCAAAGGGAAGATTTAGTTAGCGATGTTCAAGGCGTTTATGAATTAGCACAAGGCGAAATATTCAATCATTTAAAGTGGGCTAAACCTGCTAATATTTGGTTTCATTTCGGTTTAAAAGCTACCGCAAAACTACCCGCCATAAATAGCTCTTTTATGTTTATTCGTAAGGGCAAAACCTGCAAGGATATATTTGATTTAGCGCATAATTTACTTATGACAAACCCATTGCCTATTGATAAGCATTGGTATAATTGGGGGAGATTGCGCGAACATAAGAACTCGCAACCGGACGAACTTTATTTGGATGTTGCTATGGCAATGTTAGATTTTATCCCTGCTCACGAAGTAGCTGTTTATTTCAGAATGATAAATGACAGAACTCCAGTTCCTACATTAGAACATATCCGAGAAAACTTCTATGGGTTGGGTTTATTTGGGCAACTTGAAACTAACTACGCAGTTAATAGGGATATATATAATAGAGAAGCTAAGATGTGTTATGTGGAAAAGGTAAACCCATTTTTTAATAACTTATGTGAGGGATTAAGTCAAACTAAATTTGCAGTGATATGAAGCCAATAAAAATGCCTAAACCTAAGCCTTGCGGGGGATGCGGGAAATAGTATGTTAAACGAAAAGCAACTCAATAAAATACTTAGTGAGGTTTCATCTAAGTATAAATCTGCGGCTACTAAAAAAGATGGTAAGGCTGATTGGGGCGAATTATATCGGGAGGCTTGTAAGCAAGCGGATGAAATAGAAGTGCATTCATGCGGTGATTTCCCTAATAAATTAATTGGCGCAAACTTTCCAGGCGAAACGGATGAAGAAAGAGAATATCGCAGGCGTTCTTTTCAACCTATTACAAAGCCTTACTGGAAGAAAGCATTAGGAACTTTAAATAGAGTATGGTCAGAACAGAACTATTCTATTGATTGGGTAGATGAAGATGCTAAGAAGTATTTTTTAGAAAACTTCCCAATGGGTAATGATGTTAGAAGTTTCTTTAAAAGCATTGTAACGGAGCAAAAGATTAGCGAACCAAACGGAGTATTGGCGTTAGATTTTGATTTGCCGGTAAGAGAAGATGCAAACGGTGAACTTGTAATAGATGATACGGAGGCACTTGAACCATTCGCTACTGTGTATGATTCTGATGATTTGCTAATGTTTGAAAGTAATGATTTCGCACTTTGTTTAAGTGAAGAAAAGAGTTTAGTTGAGTATGGTGGAAGGAAAGAGAAAGTAGGGTTGGTTCTTTACTTATACGATAATGAAAACATTTACAGGATAGCTCAAGTAGGCAAAAAGGTAGATTGGCAATTTGAATTATCAGTTTACTATAATCATGCTTTAGGTTATTTGCCTGTATGGAAATTAAAGGGAACTCCTGAAGATGTTATACAGGATGAAACCTACTACGAATCATATTTCGCACCCGCTTTACCTTACTTAAATGAGGCGGTAATAATTCACTCTACAAATAAGAGTGTAAGAAATAAAGTAAGCTACCCTATTAGGGTTTATTATGACCAATTATGCACAAATAAAGATTGTAGTAATGGCAAGGTTTATAATGATGGAGGCGCGTCTAATTGTTCAACTTGCGGTGGAACTGGTAGTGTTAAGTTTTCACCTTTTAGGGATTACGTTCACGAATTGCCAACGGCTACAAATGACGTAGATAAAAACTCTGTTGCCTTTCCAGGCGTTTCTTTTGTTGCTCCAGATGGGGCTATTATAAAAGACAATGAAGAAGTAATTGAAAAGTATTTAGAGAATGCCTTTTTATTCTTAAATATTGAGGTTGGTGCAACAGGGAATAGTAAGGGGTTGAATGACCCAACTGCTACAAAGTCTAAGATAGATAGAGATGAACAATATATTTTGATGTTATCAATATCGAATGAGTTGTTTATTTTGTTTCAACAGTTCTTAAATGCGGCTTATGAGGTAAGATACGGTAAGGAATCGCCAATAAAAGTAAAGCCACCAACTACATTTGATTTAATTTCTACTGATGAAATCACGGCAAGATTAGGGGAGGCAAAGAAAGCAGGGTTATCAGATTTAGCATTAACTGAATTTACCTTACAACTATTTGAACAGGAGTTCCCGCAAACGGTTTCAATGATGGCAGAAATAGCCGCGTATAGCGATGTTTTGTTCGTTAAAGAAACGGCTGATATAACTATACTACAAACCAATGGCAACGTGGCTAAATGGCAGATATTGCTTCACGTTAATTTCCAGCGTTATGTTAATGAAATGATTGAAAGTAATGCTGCGTTTATGGAATTGACTTTACCGGAGATAGATAAGAAGTTAGTTGAACGTGCAAAACAGGATGAAGCTACTTTGTCTGCCGGTGCGAATAGTGCGGGTAATATAATGAAAGATATTGCGGGGGGGGGGGGATAGTGGTGTAGGTAAGATTCCTTTGGCAATACAACAGTTAGCATTGGCAAGAACAAGAGCAGAAGAAAGCGGAGATAAGGCACTTGCAAAATCAATAGGCGATAAAATAGATGAGTTGCTTAGTTCAATATGAGTTTAGAAAAATTAATCAGCGAAAGAATAGATAGACTTGAATCAGTCCCCGCCAAACTTCAAAGCGTAATTGATAAGCAAGATGAAGTTCTATTTAAACAGATTCTAAAAGATTTAAGCGAGTTAAAAGTAGTTGATGGAAAGATAGAGGCAAGCAAAGATAACCTATCTAAAATCAATGGCATATTAGAGAATCTGAAAAAGACTTTGTTCGGCTCTGATTACTTAGATGGGATAAAAGAATTTGCAACAGAAATCCAAACACAAGCCACTTTAAACAATAATATACTTAGCCAGGTTGTTGGAAGTTTTGATGATAATGAAATGTTTAAAGCTACGGTTAAAAGTTCACAGCAAAATGCACTTTTACTGATGGACGAAAGCGCAATAGCGCATAACTTCTTAACACCACTATCTCAAATACTTTCCAATTCTATTATTAGCAACACAAGCTACACGCAAGCGGTTCAAAGTTTACGCGACAATATGGTAGGTGAGAACGCTTTACTTTCAAGATACGCAAAGACAATTATAACAGATTCGTTTGCGATTTCCGATAGGCAATATAATCAGTTAATAAGTAAGTCTAATGGGATTGAGTTTTACCGGTATGATGGAGGTAAGATTAAAACTACAAGATACTTTTGCTGTGTTAGGTCAAACGGAATATTTCACGAAAAAGAAATAGCCTCATGGGGAAGTAAGCCGAGTTTATGGAATAAAGGCGATGCAAGTGGATGCGATAAAAAGCAAGGTGGTGGAATGAATCCAGATACTAATTCAGCAACTATATTTAGTTATTTAGGCGGGTATAATTGCCAACACATTTTAGTTCCGTTATCAAATGATTACGTTCCGCAATCGGTAAAGGATGATGCGGAGGCTAAAGGTTATTATTCACCATCACAGGAATCAGAATCAATCAAATAATCAATAGCATCACCAACACTATAATTAACCTTGCAATATCCCTTTGACCTATAAGATGCGGAATATCTTCCATTTGATAGTTTTGCCATTTTTAGCTTTAGTCTTTGTTCTTCCGATATTTTTTGATAGAAATATGATGTTCCTTTTGCCCCTAACATTTTAACGGCAATAGATACTGTCCATCCATACTCAACCAATTTTAATACGTCTGTAAATTTTGGTGTCATAAAAGTTGTTTACAAATCCATTCATAAGTTTTCTCTAAACCTTTTTGAAGTGGGTAGTTTGGCTTCCACCCTAATTGAGAATAGATAAATTCATTATCAGAGTTTCTCCCCCTAACGCCTAACGCATTACTTTCGACATTCTTAATCTGAATATCTTTCCCGCTTATTGCAATAACCATTTTAGCGAGTTCGTTTATAGAAACCATTTCATCGCTACCAATGTTTACTGGTTCGGTTACATCGCTTTCCATTAATCTTCTAACACCCTCAATACATTCGTCAATATAAAGGAATGAGCGCGTTTGTAAACCATCGCCCCAAACTTCTATTTCATTATTCGCCTCAATTACTTTTCTACACATCGCGGCAGGGGCTTTTTCTTTTCCTCCTTTATAAGTTCCATCAACTCCGAAGATATTGTGAAACCTTGCAATCCTTACATTCAATCCGTAGTTACGCGCAAAGGATAAATAAAGTCTCTCACTAAATAGCTTTTCCCATCCGTATTCGCTGTCAGGGTTTGCGGGGTAGGCATCCGATTCTTTTAATCCGGTGTTGTTGCTTATTCTTTGTATCTCTTGCGGATACATACAAGCCGATGAAGAATAGAATATTTTACCAACGCTATATTCAACACAAAGTTTAGCTATGTTTAAATTGATTTGTGCGCTATTGTGCATTACATCGGCATCATGTTCTCCTGTAAAGATATATCCCGCACCGCCCATATCAGCCGCCAACTGATAAACTTCATCAAACTTATAAATAGAAAATAGTTCTTCGCATTCCAAATAGTTACGCAAATCGGCTATTATAAATTCGTCTGCATTACTTTCGCTGAAGTCTGGATATTTTAAATCAGCCCCGCGAACAAAAGAATAGCCCTCTTTTTTTAATCGGGTTACTAAGTGGCTACCAATAAACCCGCCCGCGCCCAAGATTAAAGCTGTTTTCATTTATATTTCTTTTTTAAGATAAAACGCATCTCCCCAACTAAACCCACCACACCATTCTAATTGAACCCTTTCAAAGTCAAACAACCACATAAAAGCATCAATATCTTCCAACAAAGGGCAGTCTTTATATTCGTGTTTCTTGTTTACTTCAATATAAGCGTATTTAACGTGCTTTAATTCTTCGCCAATACCTTTTAATGCCATTAACTCCGCACCCTGCAAATCAATGTTTAAAAAGTCATAATCTGTTAATGAAAGTTGATGTTCTTTTAACCATGTATCAATTCGCTTAGTTACAACCGGAATAGTATGTGAGAAGTAAACTTCGGGATGGTCTGTTTTATGGTAGTCTAATTCAAGTAACGAACTACTTTGCGCCTCATTATTGCTTATATTAAAAGTCATTTTCTTACCATCTTCATCTCCTATACATTCATTTACCGCAATCATACGCGGGTAGTAGTTTAGGTTTCTAACCAACTTATCGTAAACGGCAGGGATAGCTTCAAAGAATATTACATTTTCTATACCGTTATCGAAATAGTCTTTTGCCTCTTGACCAGAAGATGCTCCAATATGAATAATTCCCTTAGGCTGTATTCTGTGTTTCTGAATTAGTTTTGATAGCGGTATTAGCATAATTATAATTTATTTTGAAACCAATGTGAACCTAAATTTTTAAACCCGCTAAAGTGAGTTATGGCAGGTGAACCATCTCCCATTCTGCCAATATCGCTAACATTATCGAATTGTTTTACCATGCCAGGATTAAAGCAATATGTTTTTAATTGAGGTTGTAAAAGTATAAAAAGCCAATCAATACCCATGCTTCTATAAACATTCATATCTAACAACTCTAATATTTTGTGGATACTTTTATAGTTTACAATGTAGCCATAGGTTGACCAAATGCCATAAGTTCTTCGGATATATTTGTTATCAGTTTCTTCATGGTCAACACCCAACTTACATTCGCACATTTGCAAATCTGAATTGTGCTTTAATGAATGCCATTCAGCCGGTATATGATAAGTCCCACCTAACCAAAAAACATCCCACTCGTGAGTGTTTAAAAAGGCTTCAACTATCTCCATTCTTTCGTTAAAATCTTCACAGAAAACCAAATCATCCTCCATTACTAAAGCTGACTTACATAATGAATAAGCGGTTTCAATAATACTGACTTGAGAATAATGGCAACCTATCGCACCTGGCGTTCTTTGTTGCATTACATTTAGCTTTTCTTTTGGCTCGTTTACTTCTTGCGGCAATAAACCCCTTGTTTTAACCGCTTTCAACCCAATACGCGAAAGTTGATTATTCATGTGTTCTAATCTGTCTATCCGATGGTCTAAATTTATAAAAGAGCAGTAAGCGTTTGACAGTAAACTCATTTAATATAATTTAGCAAAGCGTTATAAACATTCTTTACTTCTGATTTCAATTTATCTTCCGATGATGGATAACGAATATTAAACCTTGACCGCCATTCTTTGTCTAATGTATGTCTAATTCTATCTGGTATGCTAATTATATAATCATCTACAATAGTAGAATAATTATGTGGAAATTTGTTTTTAAGCAATACAAATATATCTTGAATACATGGATAATCTTGCGGGTTGTTAGGTGCGGGAACTTGCCCCAAAAACAAACGCGCATCATCAATTAGTATGATTGCATCATTATTTATTCGGCTTATTATTTCAAGTTCTTCCAATAAGAAACATTCTTTTATTCCGCTTGTGTTTGGTAAAGGGTCGCAATAGTGAGCATCCAACCAAAACAACGTATATTTATAATCTTGAGGGCTTCTTTTTTTATAGTATATAATCTCCACCAATTCAGGCAGTATATCAATACTGTTGCCGGTATGCCATGTAATATTTTTTATAGAATGGTCTTGTATGGCTCTATTTTCAATTAGTTCTATTGTATGGCAAGCCTTAAACTTTTTAGCCGCCTCTTTTATGCTATCGCCACCAGCAGTTCCAGTTTCAATAAATGTTTCTACATGAACTTCATTTGTTATTGCATCAACTAAATAGAAAGGTATCCCGCCTGTATTAACTCCGTTTAGTAAGTAGCCCATATTAGAAATTAATTTGCTCCCATGATTCGGGTATTATATCTTCAGTTGATAATTTAACTCTTTTGCCAAACCAATTAAACTTTGATGGGCTTACTACAATCTTGTTTGGGTTCTGATTTAACCATGCTTGCCACCAACTAAAAGTAGAATTGCTTATAATGTTATGCTCACACCAACTACCAATCATTAAATCTTCGTATTCATTTTTACCCTCCGAATATTCAAATTCGTATTCGGGATATTTAGCAGGGTTCAAATTGTCTTTGCACCATTTTATATCATCGCTGAAAACAAGAAACTTTTTAAATCCATTACGCGCCATTAATCGCATAGCATTACTCAAATATCTTTCATCAACCGGAGGGAACGAATTAAAATAAATAAGATAATCGCCACGCCTTACATGGATTGAAGTATATCCTTTTTTAAGTGAATATGGAATATCAAACAACTCCATTACTTCTTTTCGGTAATCCTTAAAATACTTTTCACTTTGGAAGTATTCAAGAATCTTTACATTCTCAAACTTTGGTATTTCAGTATATGCGTGTGTTGGTTCTTTCCACTTATCGAAATTAATTAATACTTTTTTCGTTTCAATCTTAGGAAAGAATCTATTAATGTAATTGTTGCAATCTTCATTCTGGTTCACGTTGTATTCCATTCCATGCCGTAAAGAATATGCGTAAGCAGTTGCAACCTCAAACATGAAGTTACCTAATCGCCCTATTAGTGTTGGTTCAACCATTCTTTAAATTCTATTGTTTCACATGGGTATAATCTTCCACGTAGTAAAGTATAATTCATCGCATTAAACTTATTAACCTTTCAATCTCTTTTGGGTTTGATTCATTGGCGAACTCAATAAAATTGCTCCCATGTTCGGATTTATCTTCTGCATTAACCCGATGGAAGTATTCTAACCCGCTTAAACAATGAATACTATTACCCGCTAACATCCAAAGGTAATTCATATAGATAGAATCAGCACCTTTAATATCATGTTTCTGTTGCCATATTTGAACAAACGAATCTTTGTGAATAAAGTAATTCATAGTATTCATTAAGCAATCGAATCCAGGCGTGAAACAATATTTAGCAACATTCAATTTATTAAAAGTAATTCCCGCAAACTTTCTATAATCAAAAACAGGTTTAGCGAAGTCGGGAGCGTAAAGTGTATTTGAACTCCATTCGACACTATATAACTTATCAAGATAATTAGTATCAATAACATTATCGCTATCAAAAATTATTACAAACTCATTCGATGCTTTGCTTACTGCTATTTTCTTATTCTCATAACATCCTACATTAGATTCGTTTCTAAACAATCTAACTTTTGGAAGTTTAGAGCAACGCGCCTCAATCAATTTATATAATTGAAGTTCACTACAATCATCTACTATTATAATTTCATCTATCCTATCATCAAACAACACCTGTTCAAATGATTTGAATAAGTAAGCGTTACGGTTGTATGTGGTAATGCAAAGACTAATCTTCATGCGTTACTGTTGGGATTGGGAATACCAATACTTCATTTATTACACAATTAGACTTTTCAACTCCGGTAGGGTCAAATAAAAATACACAATCTTTATTTGTTGAACCTTCTTCTATCCATGCGAATACAGTTTCTTTCTTTGGATGCTTTGCATTAATAACACCTTTCATAGTGTATAAAAATGTAACGGTGCAAAGAACTGTTTTCTTTTCACTTGATGGTAACTTATTACCCGACATATCTAATAGCATAGCGGCAAATGTAATAAAGTTTTTTAAATCATAATTTTAGACTACTCTAAAAAATAAATTTGACAATTCAAAATTTTATTTTAGATTTGCATAAACAATTACATTATGGCGTTACAGAATATCAACATGAAAGGCGATATTAAACCGGTTGCTGAACATTTAGCATTCGATAAAATGTTACAAAAACAAATGGGGTTCTTCCCTTGTGATGAATTTGGCAAACCAATAGAACAGCCAGCCGATGAATCGGTAAATGAAATAAAAAAAAAGGATGTGGTAGTTGTGGACAATGATACTATTAAAGATTACCATGTTGAGATAGTTATACCCGAAGGAGTGGAAATAATAAACCCATTAGGGGAAGAACAAGTTGAAAAACCCAAAAGAGGGCGCAAACCTAACGTAACTAAATAATCTATTATATGGCTTTAGAATTAAAGGATATTCTTTCTGCATTATCTATTGATGCAGATATTGAAACGCTAACTTCTGATGAATTTAAAACACAGGTTGAATCTAAATACGTTCTTCGTGATTTGGCGTTAAAGGATGAGGATATTAAGAAAAAGATTACAGGTCAACTATTCGGTAAGCTAAATACAAAAACGGCTCAAATATTCGGGCTAAAGAGTTCTGATGTAGATGGTTCGCCTTTAGAGGATATTCTAACAAAGGTAAAGACTAACTATGATACACAGATAACTGCCCTCACAGAACAAGCCGGAAAGGGAAATGATAAAAAGGTTGAAGAATTAACTGCTAAGTTGAATGACTTACAATCTACATTATCAATAAAAGAGGCTGGGTTATCGGATTGGGAAAAGAAATACAATGCCGATGTTACCGCTAAGGAGAATGTTCTAAGAGATTACAAACTAAGTTCTGCCATTGGTAAGGTTCGTGAAACTTTAATGCCTAAGTTCAGCGAAGAATATACAAAGAACGACTTAGTAAAAGCAGGGTTTGAAGCGCATATCAATAACACTTATGCTTTTGATTTGGATGAGAACGATAACCCTATCGTTAAGTTAAAGGCTGATGGCTCTTTGGTTAAAAGCAAATTAAAGGCGGGGCATATTGCAACACCTGATGAAATTTTCTTAGTTGAAATGGAATCAAAGGGCGTTATGAAAAAAAATAATGCTGATAATAAAAAAGTAATTACTACATTTGCACAGGGAGATACTACTAAGTCAAAAGTTCATCCAAACGCACAAGCCGCGTTAGAACGATTAAAAGGATAGTATTTTAAACTTCACGTTGCCTTTTAGAGTTGTGGCAAGAATAAACTCAAACTGTTGGCTGACCTGCCATAAAGGTTTGAATTATTTTTAACTCAAAAAAAGACCTCCGATAAAAAACGAAGGAGGCAACGCGAAATGTCATATAACATATCAACTCTTATTGATTGCCCTACGGTGCAATTACAATTAAACGATTTCACAGATAAAGGGAAGAACCCTAACGAACCTGCTCCGGAAATTCAATTCCTAACATCACAAGTAAACACTTCGCGCATTCTTGAACAGCGCGTAGTTGATGATGGGGGAACGAAGATTAAAACGGTTCAGGTAGTTTATGCCCCTCGTTTGACAGAATCAACAACTTCAACAACACTTACAACAGCTTGCACAGCCGGTAATGAAGCTGGTATGCTTTCTACTAACTATGTGATTGACCCTGCAACAGGTGTTGAATCAGTAGAAACTATCGAAATCAGCGACCTTGCAAGAATCTGCAAATCTAACCCTGATTATTTTGCACAGCGCGTAAATGCTCAAATTGATGTTTGTGTTCGCAAGATGCAAACCGTTGTAGCTACGCAAATGGCAACATTGTTCGGATGGTTCGCAGAAGATAACGGTGAAACAGGATTGACAGGTAAAACACTGAAAACTATTGCAACTAAATTCCCTGCGGCAGTTGATGGCGGCAAATGGAATCCAGAAGCATTGCAGGAAATCATGTTTTCTACTATGAATAGCGGGTTTACCGGCATCCCTTATGTTTTCGGTTATTCTGCAATTTGGAGATACTGGAATTATCTTATCGGTTTGGGCAACTTCTCTGATGGCGGTATGGATTTCGTAAAGTATGTGAATCAGAATCAGGCGGCTTTCTTGCCATCTATCAAAACTCATACAGCTTTGAACGGTAGCGGAACAGGAACTAAATTCCTTGCAGTTGATGCTGGTTCTTTATTCTTGCTTCAATACAACCGTTATAACGACCCATTGGTTCAGAATGCGGATGATGCTTTGGTTATCAATACTATTACCGACCCGAAATCAGGCGTTACATTTAACTACAAAGTTTGGAAAACTTGTGCAGAGCAAATAAACATCAAGGTATCTACTGCGTTTAAGGTAGTTGGATTGCCAAGTGATATTTACAACAGTGCAGACAGACTTTACAAAACAAACGGAGTTTTACAATTCCAGGTTACAAATACCTAAACAGTAGATGAGTTGTTTAGATAATCTTGTTGGTGTTCGCGGATGTGGTTCAACTGCAAAGGACTTCTATGTAAACGATTTAACCGGAATTAATATACCGGACTTCGATAAGGCGATAAGTTTAGAGCATAAGAACGCATCTGCGGCACTTCAAGATATTGTTTCATTTGCTACCGCGTATGTTGATAGGAATATAGGCAACGGTTTAGGTAACAAATATCAGTTGAAAAGTTTTATTGAGAATAATGTTTTAGGATATTATTACGAGGATAAAGAACAGATTGCAGCACAAGCTACCTATTTAACTGGCTATGAAATAAAAATTGATTCAGTTCCCTATTTAAATCTTTTCTTACAGGGTTTAAATTTGTTTGTAAACACAACAGGGAGCGTCCCGATTTACGTTTATGATTTGATTCAAGGGAAGTTATTAGATACGGTTACGGTTAGCGCAGTTGCAGGCGAGATAGTTACATTAAATGATATAGATTTAACCTATGCGACAAATAAGCAGAGGTTGCATTTATTTATCGGTTACGCATCTACTTTTGCAAGCTACAAAACAAGTTACATATCTCCATTTGTTTCAATGCGGATTAATGAAGATTGTAATAATTTTTGTTCTGGAACTTATCGTAATGGGTTTATTTATTTCCGTTCAGCTAAGATATTAGCAAGCAACCCAAAGACAAACGCATATTTAGAAAGTAATGATTATGGAAGCGGTTTGAGTATTAATTACAGCCTCCAATGTTCGTTTACCGAAGTGCTTTGTAATGCACGTAATATGATGGCATTGCCTATATTATACAAGGCGGGCGAATTGATAATGAAAGAATTGAAACACTCAAGAAGATTGACTGGTGTGGTTACAATATACGCGAAGAACCATGACGAATTGATGAAAGAGTATGAAATGGAATACAACAAACAAGTTCAGGATTTTCTTTTGAATATGGTGATACCAGATTCTGTATGTTTCAGTTGCACTCCGCAAGTTAAAACGAGAGTGGCATTGCCATAAATGAGATGGCTACGCTTACACCGGAGCAATTTCAAAAGAAGATAGATAATAAGATTCGTTCTTTGAAGGTAGTTGAGATTGTTACTTTCCCTGTTGCTACTAAGATGCTACAATTATTTACAAATAGATTATTTGATAGTGGAGTAGATGGGAGTGGTTCTCAAATAGGCTCTTATTCATCAAAAGAAATGTATGCGAGTAAATCGGCTTTTAGGAATGCGGGAAGTTTTAATGGTGTTGGTAAAACAGGGAAGAAAAGAAAGTCTATGTATTTACCTGGCGGTTATAGGCAATTAAAAAGCATACAAGGATTAGAAAGCAATTTTGTAAACCTAACATATAGGGGTGATTTAAGGAGAGGTTTGAAATTATATACACAAGGCGATACGGTTTCAATAAAAGTGGTTGGATTGAATGAAAAGAAAGTAAGTGGATTAATAGATAGATATGGCAAAGAAACATTTAGCCATACAAAAGAAGAAAAAGAGTATTTCGCAAAGGAGATTCAAAAGAGATTAATAAACTATTTCAATAGCTGATGTTATCTGTAATACTACAATTCTTAATAGCAAAGTTTGAATCTCTATCCTATATTAAAAAGGTATTGGGATTGGGCTCAACTGTAAGCGTGGATGGCGAAAAAGTAATTGCGGTATATCAGGGTTCTGAATTAACGCACGTAAACTTTGATAATTATTCTTCGCTCGTTTATATTCTCACCAATGGGAACTCCACCCGAACTACCGTAGAGCATCCTGTTATCGCTACCTTAGAACAGGTTACGGAAGTTTATCCATTAAGGGCGGTTGTTTACTCACAAGGTTTAGAGAATGTAAATTGTAGTTCTTATTCGCAAAGTATCGCGCAAGGCATAAAGGCAAATCTTAGCGGGTTACAGGAAGATTTGGAAAGTGCGCTAAATGCGTTTAATATTATAATAAAAGTTACCGATACCAATTTTGATAAGGCTAATGTTTGGAGTTCACAAACCACACTACCAAATTCATTAAAGGATGCGGATATACTACTTTATTTAGATTTTGAAGTTAGTATAACAGGCGATGAGCAATGCTTTGCGGGTGAACCTTGCACAGATAGTAGTTTCATTTTTGATTATGCGGCAAAGTCATTCTGCCAAATGGTTAATGAGTGCGCTAACTTTGGTAAGCCACCAATATTTTTTTATACAACAGCTGGTAAAACATCTTATACAAGTTCCGATGTAAGTGGATTATCGAATATGACCGATGTTATTGCGGTTAATATGGATGGTTCTGTTTTAACTCCAGGCTTTCATTCATGGGATGGAATAACATTTACTATTAACGGAATAGATATAAATGGCGGAGAATATATTGTTATCTTTTATGAATAAACTCACAATACTTTTCTTACTTATTTCTTCATTTTGTTTTGGGCAAGTTCCAACAGGATATATTAATGAACCCGGCAAGAAGTATTTTCCAGATACTGTTCTTCATGTTAAACCTGTTAAGATAAATACTCAAGGTGGATTGATTGTCGGAGGTTATAATTTAAATTCTGATGCTGTTTTAGAAGCATCATCAACAACCAAAGGATTCTTATTACCAAGAGTTACAACTGCTCAAATGAATGCTATAAGCGCTTCAACGGTAGGTTTAGGAGTATTCAATTTAGATAGTTTGAAACCTTGTTATTGGAATGGTGCAAATTGGGATTGTTTCACAAGGTCAACTGCTTCATCAGTTACATTATGGGATACTTCGCAAAGTAAATTGTATCCAATTGATTCTAATTTTAATGTTGGAATTGGCACTAAATACCCTGCATGGAAGTTAGATTTACAGCATGGAGATTTGAATTTGGAGGCAAATAGGTTTATGCGTTTTGGTGGTGGTTACTTTGCCGAAGGTGATGGAGTAAATTACAATGAAATCTATGCACCGGGTGGTGCAGATTGGTTCGTTACTTATAATAATGGAATCTATATGGCTAATTGGAACGGTAATGTTCTGATGGATGGCGTTGTAGGTGATTCGGTTATGAATTATTATGACTATGGTGGAGCAAAATCATTGGAATTAAAAAGTGGTGGATTGAGCGTAATGAATTTGGCAGGGTTCGGGGATAAAACAATAGGAGTTGATAATGATGGACGCTTAAAAATAGATACGGTTACAAATTACGCTTGGGGTTTAACAGGCAACTCCGGCACTAACCCTGCTACTAATTTTATAGGAACAACGGATAATCAAAATTTACGAATAGTTAGTGGAGGTGGAAGTATCATTTTAAATACAGCAAATAAAATACGATTTAAAGATACTTCTGATAATGTAATTATGCAATTTGACAATGAAATTAAAGAAATTACAAGTTACTATGATTCTGTAACGCTTAACGGAAAGGTGCAGATTGTTGACGGCACACAAGGGGCAGGCAAAATATTGACAAGCGATGCAAACGGTCTGGCAAGCTGGCAATATGATACAGTAGGTTCGGGTTTATATTTACCTTTAGCTGGTGGAACTATGGATAGCGGTTCTCATATCTATTTTGGAACAGGTTTACAAAATATTTCACAAGGAACTTTTGATAATAGCACAGGAGGCAATAGGGGTATTAGTTTGAATTGTGCAGTAGGATATGAATTAAATTGGCAGGGTGGGCATTTAAGTTCTTCGTATAACAATGGAACTACTTTTTATCCTGTAATTGTAGATACTGCTTTACTAATAAACGGCACTATTCAAATTACGGATGGAACGCAGGGAAGTGGAAAGGTTTTAACAAGCAATGCGTACGGCTTAGCAAGGTGGGATACTATACCAACAATAACAGGCGCAACCGGTGCAACAGGGGCAACTGGAAGCACAGGTTCTACCGGAGCCACAGGTGCAACAGGCGCAACAGGTTCAACTGGTTCAACGGGTTCAACAGGAGCAACAGGAACATTCAGCGGTAGTGCATGGCTAACAACAGGTAATACAGGATTAACTTCGGCTACTAATTATATTGGAACTGATGATAATGTTAGTATGAGGTTTAAGACAAATGCAACTTACAGAATGGTAATTGATAGCAACGGACGATTAGGAATCGGCACACAATCACCAACAGTTCCGCTTCATTTTGTTTCAACAGCATCTACTACAACAGCAGGGCAGTTTGATTTTAATAGCTTAACCACAGGAATAGGATTGGCAATTAATTCAAGTAGTTTAACAACGGGTAGTTTAGTTAAAGCAACTTCCACATCAACAACAGTAAACGCAGGAAAAGGAATTGAGGCGGCTATGAGTGGGGCGAATAGCACAAGTGGTAAAACTACCTATGGAATGTATTCATCAGTAACTAATACAGGCACTACATCTACTAACGTAGCGGGATACTTTACTGCATCTGGTGCAACTACTAATTATGCGATACAAGCACCTGCTGGGATAATATCTGGAATTAATGGATGGTATGATATAGGAAATGCAAATAGAGCATTTACGGTAAATTCTTCTACCAATTTTGATTTGTATAGTTCTGCACAATCTACTAATTGGCTATTTTTTTCTGGGGCAAGTCTAAATGGTGCAATATTTAATGGAAATGCTGTAAATGCGGGAACAAAAATGCTAACAATGGGGGCAGGAACTTTGCCTGCATCAATGGGTGCAAATTCAATGTCATTTGGTGGAGTATTAAGAGGTGGTGTAGCTAATAAAACAGGTTTCGCCATTAAGTCTGAAGATGGCACAAGTCACATATTTTCTGACTTTTCAGGCATTGGAACAACTGCCCCAAATTCTACTTTACAGGATAGCGGTTCACTTGCTTTAAAGTATGTAAGCAAAACAGCAAACTATACACTTACTTCAACTGATTATGGAGTTTGGTTTACAGCCAATACAGATACAGTAACACTTCCAACAGCAGTAGGTATAACAGGACGCGAATACTATATTGAAAATGTTTCAGCAACACTTGTTGTATTAGCAACAACATCAAGCCAAACCATAGATGGAAACGCTACTTTGCTATTGAGTTTGGCTACTAAAAAGAATTATGTATTGGTGAGTAATAACGTAAACTGGATAATAAAAAGTCAAAAATAAACTATGAAAAAGATACTATTAATTTCAGCATTATTCCTATCTCTTAACTCATTTGCAGGGTTACAGATAACAGGGCAATTAACTTCATCCACCGATACTTCTGCCTACAAAATAGGGGATAACACTTCCTACTTTCGACTAACTTATATTTTTAATTATGATGGAAATTCTATTGACGTTTTGATGGATGGCTATAAGAACAAAGCAAGCTATACAAACAAGAAAAAGACTTTAGAGCAATCAGCACAGGTAAACCGAGTTTACACTATTAATTCAGATACTTTAGCAAGCGCACCTATTACTAACTTTAACGCTTTGCAGGGTAAAAGTTTAATTGATAAGTTAGATTACTGGATACACCAAAGGGTAATGAATCAAATACTGTTCACCAATCCTACTTTTGTGGTAAGTATAGTAGATATTAAATTGTAACACCTAAAACACAAATAAAATGGAAGCTTTAAAAAACGCAGTTGCACCACCGCCAAAATGGTATAGAATTTTCAACAAGGTTTACGGTAACACTGAAACATTTGTAATGGCTTTGTTGTTAATCTTAGGTTATACCGACCAATCAACATTGCTATTGATTATTAAATTATCGTCTTCGTTTCTGCGAAGTTTGGTAGATTCCTTAATGATAGAATCAACTACACCATAATGCACAGAATACTCCACCTACAAGATGCGTTAAACCATAACGCAGGCTACATTTTAGATTCGGCAACTGCTTGGATGCTTGTTATCTTCTCTCACCTAATCGGAAGCATAGTGCAAGATAATTCAGTTGCTCACATATTGCCATACTTTCAACTTGTTTCATTGTTGTTTGCATCGTGTGCGTCTATCCTTACAATTTATAAGATTCTAAAAGATTTGAAAAAATGAATTGGCTAACAGCAATATTTGAAAGCATCAAAGCCGTATTTGTTTTCTCAACAAAAGTTGCACCTTCCGAAAAGATACAGGAAAAAAACGCAGAAAGAAAAGAGTTAAGATTGGAGTTAAGAGAGATGGATAGAATAATTGAAGAAAGTAGATTATATTTGTCCGTGCATCCGAGAATTACAGTTGATGTTTACGTTGCTTTGAAGTTTGATTTATTGGATAACGAAGATAGGGAAGAAATCAGAACGGTATTAAAACAGATGTTCCCGAATAGAGAAAAAAGAGGACTTAAACTAAAATAAATAAACATGAAAACATTATGCGTTATCTTTCTTACTGTATTTATCAGTTCTTGCTCATTTGTAAAAGATGTGCAGAAACATTGCGAAGTAAAATATACTTCAGTTGATTTGCAGACCGGCTCATTTGATGGGTGTTTGAAATGCGACAGCCTTGCGAAAGTAGTTAAGGCGCAAATCGAAAAAGCTCAAAAGAAATAAATTTTTTCATAGGTTTGCTTTAGGGGCGGGGAGTGGTTGCCTCGCCTTTTTTAAAACATTAAATGAATTTATCAGAACACTTTACTTTAGATGAAATGCTTTCGAGCCAAACGGCTATTCGATTAAGCATTGATGAACAATTCTGCCCTCCTGATTCAATTAAAGATAACCTAAAAGAATTGTGCGATAATGTTTTAGAGCCTGTGCGTGATTTATTGGGAGGTGGATATATTAAAGTATCTTCAGGTTACAGGTGCGATAGATTGAACAACACAATAGGCGGGGCTGATTCGAGCCAACATACAAAAGGTCAAGCGGCTGATATTAGTAGCCCTGTTGTAACGGTTGAAAATTTATACACTGACATAAAACAATCGGGGATTAAATTCGACCAACTCATTCAAGAATTTGGACATTGGGTTCACATTAGTTATACATCAGTAGGAATAAATAGGAGGCAATGTTTGCGGGCGGTAAAAGTAAATGGAGTTACTAAATACATACCAGATAATAACACTACTGCATGAAATATTTTGTAACATTTATATTCTTTATTTGTTACATTTCTTGCAATGTAAACAAACATATCGGTTGGACTTGCCTATACAATGGCGAACAGGTTGAACTAATCAAATACGAGGGCAAAGGAATATATAAAGTTCGCGCGATTAGAGATACTACATGGATAATGCACGTAAACGAAATTGATTTACAGTAATGGCACAAGGTAAAGTAAACTTATATGCTCCAAAGCCTAAGAAAAGCAAAGGACGCGCAAAGAAGAAACATAATAAGCACGATAGTAGTAAGCCTTATAATCGGCAAGGTAGAAGTTGACAAATTCAATCGTTAATCCAATATATAGCTTTACTGAACGAAAAAACCAACCATGAAAAAAGAATCAGAAAGAACGCGAGTAATTAAGGAGGCACTATCTAACTTTCCAAAATCTTCTAAAAAAACAATTTCCCAAGTTGTATTTAAGAGTAACCCGCTATTATTTAAGGACGCTGAAGATGCGCGAAGCGTGATAAGATATTTTACAGGGGCACAAGGCACAAACGTTTCCAAAAAAGAGATAATACACAAAACAAACTTCACACGCGAGAACCCTTTTGGACTTCCACCAACGGAGGCAAAGCCATTTGAACCATATAGACTGCCAAAGGCATCAAATAACATTCTTTTTCTATCGGATATACATTTACCATACCATGATATTAACGCGCTTACATTAGCCTTAAATTACGGAAAACAAAAACAAGTCAATACTATATACCTTAACGGGGATATTTTGGATATTTATAAAGGTTCATTTCACGAGCAAGACCCTAAAAATAGAGATATTAGTTATGAGTTAGAGCAAGGGCGGTTGTTTCTTGACCTACTTAAAAGAGAGTTCCCAAAGGCTAAAATATTTTATAAATTCGGGAATCATGAGGTAAGATGGGAAAGGTTTTTAAGGGTGAAAGCTCCAGTATGTTTAGGGATGGATGAATTTAGATTAGACGTTCTTTTAAAGTTGGGCGAAAAAGGTGTTACATTTATAGAGAATAAACAGTTAGTAATAGCCGGTAAACTTCACATGATTCACGGTAACGAATATAAGGGAGGCGGTGGAATAAATGTGGCAAGAACATTATGGCTTCTGGCAGGGGATAATGTAATTGCAGGGGATAAACACAAAACACAATCAGGACTTAAAACAAATATTGATAAATCAGTAACCGGAACATGGAGCGTAGGGTGTTTGTGTGAATTAAACCCTGATTATTTACCTTTTAACGAATGGAATTTAGGATTTGCTCACATCACTATTGATTCAACAGGTAACTTTACAGTTGATAACAAGCAAATAATAGGCGGTAAAATTTATTAGCATGATTCCTTTTTGTCTCGGTTCGGGTTGTTTGTTATCGCTTCATTGCAAGCGTTACCATCCGATTAAAGAAGATAACACAGAATACTTTACGGACGCGCCATATCGCGTTGTGAACGGCAAAACAGAATGTATATTCCAATGGATACAAAAACAAGAAACTGAAAATGGCGAAAGAGGAATTAGCGAAACTGACTTTGGAAGAACTGAAACGACTGAACAAGGAAACGGAAAAGAAATTGAAAGCGATTGCGAATGAGTTACTAAAAAGGCTTCAAAGGTGATTCAACTATTCACATGGAAATTCTTTAAGCTACCTAAAACCATTTACCGAAAAATGGGTAAGCATCAGGCGTTTGCCATGTTTGTAAATAACGAAATTCACATTGATACAAAGTTTAGGGGCAAAAAAGAATTGGAATTGCACTTGCACGAATTAAGCCATTGGGCGCGTCCAGATTTCACAGAGGACGAAGTGCGGGAACTTAGCCGAAAGTTTACTGATTATCTTTGGAGGGAGGGATACCGGAAAGCAGACAATGAAGATTAATACTTTGAACAAAATTCATAGTATTTGTTTAAACTATTTACCATTATCAATTATCAGCGTAAAGAAATAATTCAAGTCCTCGTAAAATTCAAACTCAAATTCTGTTAAGTCTGCTTCAGGTTCATTCGGGATTGGCGGATATTCGGGTATCATACAACTAAGTTAGTGTATTTATTTTGAACTCGAAAAACTCATTACCCTTTTTTACTATGCTTTTTTCAAGGACCATTTTAAATATGTTTTTATCGTCTATTCCGTATTTCTTACACAATATATCAGTAATCAATTTTTCGGGGTTTAAAAGGTCTGCCAATGGGCTACTAAAGGCAAATTTGTAATGCACTTCGTAAGGCGGTGGTGGAATAGTAAGTTTTGGAAGTTTATATAAACATTCCGTTTCAAATGCTTTATATGCCGGTGTTTTAAATCGTTTACCCTGCCATGCTGCATTAACCGATAATAGCTTTACATTTATTTTAACGCTCACTTAGTTTCTTTTGGTGTTTATTGATTAGCATTTCGCGGTGTTGCTTTTGGTCGCCAAACTTTACATGGCACTCTCTACACACAGCCATGACATTAGTAATATCGTTTACTAAATCTTTGCGGATAGAACGAGCAAATATGTGGTGAATATCTTTAGCTTCTTTATTGCATACTTCACATGGTATAAAATCGGCTACTGAATAACCGAAATAATCTAAGTAAATAGCTGTGTATGTTCTCACTTTGCAAATTTAAACAAACTATTTTAATCATTTTTTGCCATTGAAAACCAATGAATTATAAACTATTTTTAAAATACTTTTGAAAATGTTTTTTTATTCAAAATATAAAAACATATATTTGCATATCGAAATTAACCAAACGATACAACAACATGAAAGCAACAAAACACAATTTAGAAGTAGGTAGCAAATTATACTGGTCAGATAATGCAAATGTATTAGCGGGAACTGTTATATGATTTACTGATAAAAGAGATGTTGTAATAAACTTTGTTAGCGGTAACGAAATAGGTGAAATGAACTACCCAATAAAATTAGCAAAAGGATTTATCTGTAAATAATCTTAAACCAAACCAACAACATGAAACAATTTGAAATCTCACTTCCAAAAGCAGTTTACTTCGGTGAATTTTATTTTGAGGACGGCAAACTTTTTATTGACGAAGTTCACACTTTTAGCGAAGATGCTGAACGTATCGAAATTGATAGCCTAGACGATGCTGAAATCTTCCAACGTATTTACTCTCTTGTTGAAAAAGATAAGTGCGATGAGATTGAAGAAGAACGTGAGCAGATATTGGCAGAACGTAAAAGCAGATTAACAGATTTTTAAACCAAACCAAAATAAACATGCTTCCAGTTAAAACGATTCAACCAGATTTTAGACACGAAACATTCGAACAATGGCTAAGATACATTACACTAACCCGCTTTGAAGTTGAAAATAAGAACACTTTGAACGCAGCATTTGATTTAATTTTTAAACCTTTAAATATACAAGCATGACACACGACTTCACAACCAAATCAGTAAAGCAACTTATTTTGCTAAGAGGACACATTTTAAAGACGCTTAAATGGAAACCGGTATTAAGTGATGGTTGCAATAATACTATCGCTCAAATCAATGCGGAGTTAGAATGTAGGGGTATTGGTAAGATTAGGTAACGATAGGGATTACAGCCGTCTTTTTATTGGCAATTCAAAGCGATACACTTTCTTAAACCACAAAATTAAAATATGAAAAAACAAACTTCAAATAACCGAAAACCTGCCAATAAAAATATGGCTTGTAATCTGATGTTATCAGATGAAAATTTGCGGCTTCGGTGGAAGTATGACAAAGCATCAAGGTATTGGTGGACAGGAGAAACGGTTGCTTGGGCAAATGATGGTTTCACTATTGAGAAAGCAGATTGGGATAGTAAAAGCAGTTATTACAGATTGAAAGATGGCAACCGACACATAGCAAGTTTCCACCAATTAGGAAGTGCGAAGATGGTGGCTCAACTTATACGGAATGGTTAGCAAATTTTTTTCTGATAACGTTTTGCGGCTTTGTGTCTGTTTGCCCTTGCACAATGCTTCAATTTAACGACAAACTTAATGGGGCAAATAGCACAAAACCGCTGTTATAAGCTGGCACGGTTAATTAACGATAAAATTAAATTATGGAACGAATACAAAGAAAGAGAACAAAAGGTTGGAGGATGCCTGAAAATGCTGTTTATGTTGGAAGACCAACTAAATGGGGAAATCCTTATCAAGTGGGTAAAATGTATATTCCAGAAGGGGAATGTTTGATAAATCCATTCAATCCTAAATGGGAAATGTGTAAGACTATTGAACAATGTTTGGATTTATATAAACAGCATTTGAATATAGAACTAAAATATAAACGACTGAAATTAGAAGATTTAAAAGGCAAGGATTTAGCTCGCTTTTGTTCTCTTTCTTGTAAATGTCACGTAGATGTTCTTTTGGAAGCGGTCAGTAGTGCTTGCTTATAACTACTGAATTGGCGAAGTAAAACATAACTAAAATGATAAGA